GAATAAGATTTTATTATTCAAGGACATTAATTATAAATTGCAATCATTTGAAGTTGTAGTTTACACAGATGTAGCAATATGAGATTCATCATCCATATTTCCAAGTCACACCTATCTTGGACAAACTTTGTTTTAGTAACCAACTTACACTTCAATAGTACATATGAAAGAATTTCTTATCTAATTCTTTCCAGGTTCGTAGTTGTGGTGATAAGCCCACTTCGTTGCTCTTTTGATTTAAGAGAGTGCGAAACTCTTCATAGAATTCAGGTCCATGTCCATATGCAAGCATCAATGCCATTTCAACGTTTTTAAATGTTGCATCCGCTTCATCTTCACATTCAAATATCCAACGAGGTGTTTCGGTGACAGAAACAATATCAATTGGAGCAAGCCATTCGCGTGAATGTTTTGGGTGTTTAACAAAATGTGATTTCAAAAAAGTTGCTTCAAAAATTGATTTGCATTTTTGAATTTTGCCAGTTTTTTCAGCATCCGTTGCGACAATTCCATACTGTTCAAAAAATCCAGAAATTGTTGTTCCATTGAACCACTGGATACATTCATCAGACACTGACAAAATTGCATCGTCACCATAAGTAAATAACACAACATTATCAAAATAATCTTGAAAAATGCTAGATTTAGTTTCGACATCAAAAAGTTGTTTCAAACCATACCATGCAAGTAGGATGTATATTTCGTTAACCAAACCATTTTTTTCAACAGTCAATCCATCACCACTTGGACCACCAGAGAGTTGTCTATACACTAGATTACACATAAGGTGTACAGAATTATAATGTTCTTCACCAAGAATGTTTAATTCAGTTTCAGAAACATCAGCAACATTCTCAATAGTCCATTTTTTTACAATATCATGTCCAGCAGCATTTACCATTGCATTATATCCGGGTCCAAAATTTGAATAATCGAGAGTTATTATATTGTTCGAATTATTTAATAACTTATTTGCAATTACACCCCATTCTGGTCCATCACGTGATATACCAACAGCATGTTGTAATTCAAACCGATTCATTTTATAAGAAGCTGCAAAATGAAGAAAATTCATCCGATTGGTTATTGTGTTAGCAAAGGGTGACATACAAAAAACACGTGTTGAACCAAGAATTAACAGTTTTAACAATTTCTTTCTTTCGTCTTTCAATTGATCAACATATGGTAAGAATGGAATAACACCACAACGCTTCTTTTTAATAACATCATTTAAATGTTCAAGAACTTCACCCTTCATGTAAACAGATCTTTTTTCACGTGATTCTTCTTCCGTAACCAAAACATAGTCTTTCTTTTGTTTCATTTGTTTGAAACAAAAAGGATAACCCATTGAAGTATCAAGTTTCAAAGATTCATAACCAGGCAAATCGAAAC